AAGACCTCAATTATCTCTCAGGCAGGACAGCTTTGGCTGCATGTCCGTGATCCAGACATAGCCACAGCTATCGGATCGGAGACAACCGCACTTGCCCAAAAAATCTTCAGCACCTTCAAGACGATCATCTCCGGCAAAGACAAAAATGCGTGGTTCACATGGCTCTACGGAAACTGGTACGACAAGAGCCGCAAGTGGCGCGACGAGTTCATCGTTCATGGAGCCCGAAACGCCACAGCCCGACATGATTACAGCGTCAACACATGGGGAGTTGCAACTGGACTCCTTGGAGCCCACCCTGACGCTCTCTTCTTTGATGACCCTATCTCCTACGATGCGATTGCAGCAGATAGTCAGTGGTTGGATAAAGTCAATGCCCACGTCGCAACCCTTCTGCCCGTCCAGCGCGCTGATGCTCTCCTTGTATGGGTTGGTACCCGATATGGTGATAATGACCACTTCGGACGACAGTTTGAACTCAACGGTATGGCTTCCCTTACGGGCATGCCACACCCCACAGTAGCCCCCAAAGAAGGGGGCAAATGGAATGTCTACTACCTCTCCGCCCGAGACAGAGACGACACTACGAAGTTTGCAAAGGGAAGACCGACATTCCCGGAACAATGGCCGGAATGGCGCTTACTCGAAGCAGAACGCACTGACCCACAAAAGTATGCTTCCCAGCTTCTAAACGATCCTACATTGAGTGAACACAATCCGCTTCAGATGCACCAAGTAAATGATTGTTGGGTGGATGAGCAGAATGTTCCCTACAATATTCTTCACTACAGCATGCATTTCGATCTTGCGTTTAAGATGCCCGGCCGTCAAAATCGTGGAGACGAGAACGTTATTGAGATTTGGGGCCATCAACTTGGAACCGGGATTGTTTGGTATATTGAAGGGTATGGTAGCAATGTGTGGAGAGCCGAAGACTTTTACAAGAAGGCCGGGGAGCTAATCGAAAGCTACTACCACAAGAAGAGAAAGATTTTCGTTGTAACCGCAGAGCTTGAGGTTGGTGGGTTGAAGGGCCAAGTTAATCACAGTTTGATGAACGAGTGCAAAGAGCGTAATGTTCCATGCCCCCGCTACGAGATGCTCTCACGCGCTGGCAAGGAAAAGGGCGCTCGAATGATTCAGCCGTGCGGATTTTGGGTCAATGGCTTTGTTCGGCTTCGTCGTGGTGCTCCCGGAGTCGATAAGCTTGTAAAGCAGATGACCACAATCCAGTCTATTCTCGCTGGCGGCGGGCATGATGATTGGGCCGATTGCGCCGCAGATGCATTTCATCCCAAAGTATATCGGCCGTTGTACCGTGTAGGTCCACATACAGTAGAGTATTCGCGCACCCCATACGATGAAGAGTTAAAGGGGACAAGCGCTATAGACCTCTACGACGCCTACACACAAAGCACAGAAGCGGAGGAATCATTCCCAGTAATCTAGTGGGGTGCTCGCGGGGAGCCTCCCCCCGTTAAGCCACGCAAGTGGGTAGCGCCCCACTTTTAAGGAGCAATTATGGACAAGAAGGTTAATCGTGCCGTGCAGCTTGGAAAGATTGATGAATGGGGAGTGCCAATTCCAGACTACATGGCAAACTGCCCCGAACTAGCAGGGAATATTGGGCCGCTTTCACTTGTAATTAGCACCGGCAAAAGCGATCTCGGCGATGCCGAAGCGGACTACTAAGAAAGGGCGGGGGCCTTTGCATATTGTTACCTACGATATTGAGATCGCCAAACACGCAGACAAGAACCCCAATCGCAAGTTAGGGGAAGTTACATGGGATGAGGCACGAATGGGGATGGCTGGTGTCTCCGCTGTTACTGTGTGGGATAATCTGTCGGGCCGCCCACATCTGTACGATGTCCATAATATTCGTGATTGCATCGACCATCTCAACAACGCCGACCTTAATATCGGATGGAACTCCATAGAGTTCGACAAACCAGCCCTCGAAGGATTCACGAAGCTTTTTATCCACACAGAACAGCTTGATATCCGCCAATACGTCATCGCAGCGATTGGAGATAAGTACGCCAAGGGATACAAACTTGGGGAGGTATGCCCTCGCACCATCGCTAAAGACAAGAGCGGGGATGGCATCGGCGCCCCGAGACTAGCACAGGACGGACGATGGGCGGAACTTTTTGACTACAATATAAACGATGTGTGGCTGACACGACTGCTTCACAACCACATCGTTGAGCATGGATGGGTCGTATCGCCGCTCGACAAGCGCATAATGATTGAGAAGTACCCAACGAAAGAATTGGCATGACCCCAACATTTTCCATTATTGTGCCTGCAAACGACGACGAGATAGCGACAAGTAGAACGCTTTCAAATCTAATATATCAGAGTGGTGATCCGGTTTCGCGAGAAGTGCTTGTGGTGGCAGATGGTCCGACTAAATGGGTCAGTCGTGTTGTTAGAACGGCCAATCAAAAAGCGCAAAAAGCAAAACAGCCGATAGAGTTCATCTACATTCATACATCACGGCATTATGGCTCTGGCAACATTGGACGTGCAGTTGCTTTGACGAAAGCCAAGAACGATTACGTTATGTTCATAGACTCTGGTACTGTAGTTCTGAAACACGCATTTGAAATGCTTAATTACAGTTTTGTCGAGAAACCAGACACAGATATATTTATTTGGGATGTAATCCAATTGGTTGATCCAGTTCCGTTCATCCACTTTGCATTTCATTTCAAGACAATCGTGGCGGAAGAGAAAATAGGGTATTGGATAACAGGTGTTGGTGCGGCTATACGACGTGAGATTGGGCAATCAATTGTATGGCCAAATACTAACGCATCCGATTGGGCTTATTGGAGTGCTATTTGGAAGAAAATGAATAAGCCTGTTAAGGCCGCATTGATTAACAGCCCGCTTGTTATCGCCTATGCTGGATACGACTATAAGCGATTTAGAGACGCAGAATCACCGAACCATTGGAAAGAGTTGGGGTATCATCTTTCATATGATGAATCTCCATACGCAGACATGATTAGTCCTAATCCTGAGGTAAAGAATGGCGAATCCCTACATGGGGTCGCGGCAGATTCTAGCAAACGCGAATAGCCGCAACGGGAAGATTCTTGAGTGGTATCGTGAGTGCAAGAGCAAGGACACTCAGGCATTAACGACCATATTTGCAAAGCTCCAGAAATACTATAACGTGTATCGTCAGAGCTTTGACACACGGCGCTTTGCGGCGTTCAAGAACTTCGTCCAGATCAACTTCGTCTTTGCGGTTATTGAGGCGGCTGTTGCCCAGAAGGTTCAATCAACATTTGGGGCATGGCCGATTGTAGAATTTGTTGCCACAAGCGCAGAAGATGTGGCTGTTGCTAGAAGAAACTCTACGCTGGTTTCGGCCCAACTTATCGCGTGTGACAGCTTTCTGAAGGCAGTTGACTTCTATCTATCTGCTGAGATTTATGGTACAGCCATTGCGCGTCTTGGATGGAAGCAGCGGGGGCAGATGGCTCGGATTCGTATGCCGGATGGTCTTGGAGGCGAGCGGCCACTTGAGGGATATGTAACAACGTTTGATGGCCCGGATTGGGATATTGTCAATCTATTCGATTTCTGGCCCGAAGCAGGTAAGCGTCGTCTTCGTGATTGCAAGCGAGCTATGCACCGGTACTGGCTTGACCTTGACGATATTCGTGTTGCAGAGGCGGCGGGAGATTTTGATAAAGGATCAGCCCTTGCGCTTGAGTCATCTGAGGCTTCGATGGCAATAAACGATGAGTTTACTTCCCAACAAAATTTCTACCGTAATATGATCGACTATCAGGCGCGTCAGGGCAACAAGTTCCAGAAGCGTATTCAATGTGTCGATCTGGTTGGGGAAGTACCGTCTATGTTCGCTCCAGACGGATTTGTGAATAGGATCATTACAGTTGCGAACGATAGAGTGCTTCTTAAGAATCGCCCATTCCCATTCCATCACGAGCGGTTGGATAAGATATTCTTTGCCTATTCCCCAACGATAGACCCAGAATACTTCCATGGGATCGGCAAAGCGGAAGTGATGGAGAAGATGCAATACCTTGTGAACCGATATGCCTCACAGAAAGCAGATGCGGTGGATCAAGCGGTAGAGCCGATGTGGATTGTGAACGAGCTTGGCGGGGTTGATCTTTCAAACATCACTACAAAGAGTGGGAAGGTTATTAAGGTTGCTGGGCCAGTTGATGATAGCAACATTCGACCATTCGTGCCCGATCTTAGTGGCATTCCAATTGCCACAAATGAAATCGACCAACACTGGCAGTTTATGCAGATTGCCTCTGGGGGCATTCAAGACGTAGGGCTCGGGGGCGAGGGGCCAAGTAGAGAAACAGCGACCTCGGTGGCCACACGCTCTCAACGAGCCCTAAGCCGTGGAACGCTTCAAGCTCTTATTGGGGAAGCGTCGTTTGTAGAGAAGCTTGCGGAAGGGATACGCGACTTGAATCGTCAATTCTTGTCGTTGCCGCATCAAGTGCAGATGATTGGGTCAGAGGCTATGATTAACCCAATCACAGGATTTCCGCTTCCAACCGAGCCAACCATAATCGACCACTTTGATGTGGCAGTTGATCTTCGTGCTCGGGCTATGGGAGCATCGCAGCAGATTGGAAAGCAGGGACGGAAGCAGGATTGGATGACGTTGCTACAGATTATTGGCGGCATGCCGCCAGCACAACAGGTGCTTAACTGGCAGTCTGTGCTTAACTACACATTCCGCACGTTTGATGTACCGAATACGCAGGATTTCTTCCTCACAAAACCAGCAGAAATCAACCAGACACCCGAAACACCCGGCCCTAATGATGCCGTAAATGCTGCTGCATCTGGAATGGGCGGGGAAGCAATGCCACCAGAAGTGATGGCAATGATGAATGAAGGAGGCATGGGGTAATGGACCCTATTGTACAAGAAGTAATTGGCACGATTGAGTCTCTACTTGGCCACAAAGGCTGGAGAGAGATTGTGGTACCGAAGGTGCTCCGCAGAGAAGCAGGCGCTTTGCATGAGTTGATTTCCGATATTGGAGATCAAGCCGGTAAAGCAGACTATCTTCGCGGACAAATCAACGCTTATCAATGGGTGCTGAAGTTCTTAAGAGACGACCTCAAAGACCTTCAAGCACAACTCGATGAGCAGGCAGGTGTTGTTCCGGTTGGTTCGGAAGACAGGCTGCCACCCATTTAGCTTCGTGGAACTAATGGGAATCTTATCCACGCGGGTCTACCCCGAAAGGAGTCACTCATGGAAGTAACTGAACTAGCAGCGGTCAACCCGTATGCTACCCCGGCCGGTAATCCCGGCGACAAGCAGCCCGCCCCCGAGTCTACCCCGAAGAAGTGGGCTGGAAAGTATCTAACACCAGAGGAACTGGAAAGCGGCCACATTCATTTGCAGACTGCGATCACAGAACGTAACGAGCAGCTTCGGCAGGCAACCGAACGTTCAGCGCAGTTGGAGCAGATGCTAACACAAGTGGCAGAACGGATGAGTCCCGCCGAGCGTATTGCGAAGCGGTCCAGATCAGAAGAGCTTCTAGAGAGTACCGGCATCCCTGTCGAGGCTCTTCTAGAAGTGATGGACGCCCGGATGGCGGCAACCGCCCCGAGTCTCATCAAGAAAGAACTGGCTCCGATCACACAGGGGGCTGAAACCCAACAAATGCTTGGGAATGAGTTTCCCGACATCAGTAGTAGTGATGTGTTGCAGTTCCTCAACGCCAATCCCGATGTGAAGTCGATGTATGATCGGAAACTGTCAGATGGTAAAACCTCTGAAGCGATGTACTTTGCATATGCACAGTTCGCCAGACGTGGTGCTGGACCCCAAGACCTTTCAGGTCGTGCGGAACAGCAGGGTCAGGCAAGAAGAGATGCAGCACTTCCAACCGGAAGAACAGGTTCGCCTGCTTCTGGGGAAGAAGGGCCATCACTTGCAGATGCATGGGCGCTATCGCGACAGTCCGGGAATATCATGGACTTCCTGCGTCCTCGATTGGCGCACATAATCGACCCGAAATAGGTCGCAACAGAGGTAATCTCTAATGGCATGGACAGGACAAGACCCTTCTTTAACCTTGTCGGTATATTCGCAGGGTTATGGGTATGGGCCTAATATCGGATTGACGAAGGAAGACCTTCTTGATCTGATTACCAACATTGACCCATGGGATAACATCGTGTTTGCGATGCTGCCAAAGCGTCGGGCTAGAAGCACTACACATGAGTGGCCAACGGACGTACTCCCAACAGTTGCTCGTAGTGGTGTTCCTGACGGCGCGGCATTCGAAGCTCAGGCTATCACAAGACCGTATCGTTTGCAGAATTACACGCAAATCTTCCGGTGGGATGTTTCTGTGACTGGCTCTGAGGCGGAGATGGAAACCGCAGGCATCGGAGACAAGTTGGCATACCAGATTCTTAATGGCACACATGCGCTGGCTAAGGCTGTAGAGCAGCGTATTACTGACATTGGAACTGGGTCAGCTACAGTAGGTGCTCGTGCGCTGGACAATCAAGGCCAGCTAACTGGGTACGCTAATCTTGCCGGCAATGCCGGTTCAACCGCAGTTCCCGGATATGGTGGAACAGCATTCTTCGGCGCTATGGGTGTCTCTGCCCCCGGTCGCCGTATGGCTCCGCTGATGCAGCTTATCGCTCAGACGGGGGCCGCTGGTTCTCCTATCCAAACTGGTGCATGGAAAGTTCCCCTTGTTGATGGCGGCGGTGTAACACTTACTGCCGCAAAGGTGGACGATATCTGTGAAATCATGTTCGGCAACGGACTGACACCAGAAACACTTGTGCTTAACCATGGATCAAAGCGTGATCTTGCAGGCGATCTTCTG